AATCGTTCCGAGAGAATATCAGAATAACCCCGCAAACTGTCTAATCGCACTTGAAATGAGCGACAGAGTCAAAATGCCGGTCTTCATGATCATGCAGAACACCTATATAGTAAATGGAAAGCCCGGCTGGAGCAGTTCGATGATCACTGGTCTGATCAATGGATCAAAGAGATATAAAGGGCCGCTCAAGTTTGAGATATCAGGAAAAGGCGATTCGCTTTCCTGCTATGCTTATGCAACCGACAGTGAAGGAAACACAATAACCGGTCCGGCAATCACTATGGCAATGGCGAAAGCTGAAGGATGGATCGACAAGAACGGATCAAAGTGGAAAACCATGCCCGAAGTCATGATTCGCTACCGCGCCGCCAGTTTCTTCGGTCGACTGTACTGCTCAGATATTCTGTATGGTCTTTACTCCAGAGACGAATTGATTGAAATGCCTTCTGACAGCTTTCAGGTTGTTGAGAGTGATAAAGATCAGGCTAATTCAATACCTCTCGATTTCGAGGATTTCAGCGCACCAGAGCCTGTTGCAGAAATACAGGAGGATCATCAAATGTCCTTGACTGACGAGGATGACGACATCCCTCCAGAACTCAGATGAAAATAAAGGTCATCGCGAGTGGTTCGAAAGGAAACTGCTACATTTTAAGTGGAGCGAGGGACGTCCTGCTGATCGAGGCAGGCGTCCCCAAAAGAAAGGTCCTTGAAGGTCTGGGGCATGATATTTCAAAGGTCGTCGGGGTACTCGTCAGTCACGAACACCTTGATCATGCATCAGCTGTGAAAGAACTTCTTAACCTCAGTATGGATGTGTATGCCAGCAAGGGAACATTAGATACTATTGGGGCTATAAACCGGAATGCGCGCGTTCTGGAGGTGAATAAGCCTATATCTATCGGAGAGTTCGATGTGCTTCCCTTTCTGGTTCAGCATGATGCCAGTGAGCCTCTTGGTTTTCTGATTGAATCCAGGGATCTCAAACAGAGAGTCGTTTTTGCAACTGACACCTACTTTCTGAAATACAAGTTTAAAGCGATTGACTGTTTTCTGGTAGAAGCTAATTATGACCTTGAGATCCTTGAGCGTAATGTAAGAGATGGGAAGATCCATCCGAAGATTGCAAAGCGCGCCAAGCAGTCTCATTTCGAAATAAGTGATGTTGAAGCTTTTTTAATGGCATCTGATCTTGTTAGGACTAAAAGGATCATGTTGCTTCACACGTCAGACAATAATTCTGAGCCTGAGACCTTTCGAAACAGAATCAACATGCGTACGGGTATTGAGACCTTAGTTGCAGAACCGGGGTTACTAATGGAGTTTTAGGGGGTGTGAATGGACGATGGCGGAAAAGCTTAATGGATGGATCAAAATCCATAGAAAAATGCTGGATTGGGAATGGTACGACGAGAAAAACGTACTCATTCTGTTCATTCACATCCTTCTTAAGGCAAACTTTCGAGAGAATATTTGGAAGGGACATAGTATAAAAAGAGGTGAATTTATCACTTCTTACGGTAATCTTGCAAGTGAAACAGGCCTATCAATTCAGCAAGTTAGGACTGCATTAGATAAATTGAAATCAACAAACGAAATAACAGTCAAAACAACAAACAAATTTACCGTCATAACCATTGAAAAATATACATTATATCAGGATGGCGATCAGGAAAATAACAAACAACGCAACACGCAAACGGACACTCAAATAACAACAACTAAAGAAAGAAAAGAATCTTTAAGAAATATATATAGCGAAAAACCAAAATCGAAGACCAAAAACGGCTTCCATAATTTCGAGTCATCAAGATCCAATGTTGAAGACTTCGAAAAGATCCTGAGAGAAAAGAGAGGCAGAAATGATAAAGATCGTATTGCCATTCACACCACGAACCAAGAAGAATTCAATGCAGATAAGAAGAAATAGGACAAATAATAAACCATTCGTTTCACCTTCAGAAGCCTATGACGAATACCTGCAAAACTGTCAGGTCTTCTTGACGGCGTTTACATTACCAAGAGGGATCAATAGCCGGGTCAATGTAAAATGTTTGTTCTATATGCCAACTAAGAGACGGGTAGATCTGCCTAACCTCTTGAATGCTGTAGATGACGCCATGGTTCATCATGGGTTGTTTGAGGATGATAATGCTAATATCATCGCTGGTCATGATGGTAGCAGGGTGTTGTATGATAAGGATTTTCCAAGAACAGAGATATTGATCGAACCGATGGGATAATGAAGAGTTCACAGTTGGGGGCTTATGCGAAGGAATAATGGTAGCAGGGTGAAGAAAAAGTACGCATTTGGCATATATTACGAACGAGGAGGAAAAAAATGAATCATGTATCTTTAATCGGACGTCTGACGAAGGATCCAGAACTTAGGAATATTGCAAGTACAGGTAGAGCCGTCACAAGTTTTACCTTGGCAGTTGATAAGAATTTAAGCAAGGACAAGAAAACCGAAATGCAGCAGAAAGGGATCCCTACAGCAGACTTCATAAAGATCAACACATGGGGGAAGCTTGCAGAGACAGCCTCTCAATATCTGACAAAAGGCAAAAGAGTTGCTGTAGAAGGATCAATTACGACGGGGTCATATAAGACACCATCAGGAGAGACCAGGTATACCACCGAGGTAACTGCGCATAACCTGGCATTTCTTGATAAAGCAGAAAAAACTGAGAGACAGGAAAGTCCGGCAATACCTGATCAGTACGAGGATGATTTTGCCGCCGCTAACTTCGGAGATGATGAGGTGCCGTTTTAGTTAAAGAGAGCGAGGTATTGTTGGATGAGTAATCACATGACGCCAGGGCAACTCTGGTGGAGACATAAACAAGGTTCTACGCTCAATGATCTTGCCGAACTCACTGGTTTATCCAGATACCAGATTCACAGACTGATCATGGCTGAACGATGGAGGAGCGGAGAAGTAGTCATCACTGAAAAATTGCTCAGACGAATGATTGCTCAAGGTCTTACAGTTAGGCAAATGGCGGAGCGGTGCTTCTGTTCAATAGGATGCATTAGCAAGAAGTTGAAGAAGTACAAACTAAAAACACGCCCTGCCGGAAATCCTAAATGGGTGAGGTAGAAGTGTGAACATAGTTGAAAATGCCGAGGTTGACGCCTTGGCATTAACTTTTTTTGAATAAAATATTAAATAATTGAAGAAATGAAAGATCCTTAAAGTGACCGTTGCGGGTTCAAATTGCCTCACGAAATATAATGATTGGTGAAGGGAGGCTGGCAGAGTGGACGAAAATAAGATGAAAAACCCTGGAAACTTCGGAAATTATAAGCTAAAGAATGCTAAATCGCTCAAAAAGAAAGTGGACGCTTATTTTAATGCACAGGACAGTCATGTAACGACCGCGCTGGTAGGGACTGGCCCAAATGCGATTGTACGAACCTATCCGGATCCTCAGCCCTACACTTGGACAGGTCTGGCGCGTGCGATAGGCCTCAGCGGCAGACAGGCGATTCTAAATTATATGGATCGTGACGAGTTCGCACCCGTACTAAGAGACGCAAGGATGCGCATTGAAGAACAGTGGGAGGCAAAGCTCCACAGGCTCGGTAACAACAACGGTGTGATCTTTGCGCTGATGAATAATACAACACCTGAGAATGGCCAATGGGATAACAAGGTGACTCAGAACGTCAATATGGGCGGCCAGCCTGGAAATCCTATCGAGTTAAAACATAGTATGGATGATCTTTCGGAGGAACAGCTGAAGGCCATAGAAGCCATTCTGATAACGAAATGAAGATTCCAACATTGGACGAAGTCCGAGCGCAGCTTGCGAAGATCCGCTACTGGGAGTATGTCAAATATGTTCACAGAGGCAGATGGATCGAAGCACCATATCTGATTTACATTTGTGATACCGTCCAGAATTTTCTTGAGGGAAAGCTGAGGAACGAGGATGGCACTGAGATCATGATCCTGTGCATCTCACTTCCGCCACAGCACGGCAAGTCAATGTCGATAACCGAAACTCTGCCTTCATGGGTTCTTGGCAAATACAAGACCTGGCGAGTGATAGAGGTCAGCTACAATGAAGATTTCGCCCGGAAGTTTGGTCGGCGAAACAAAGAAAAAATCAATGAGTTTGGCGAAAAGCTCTTCGATGTGAGGGTCTCAAAGGTTACAAGCGCTCAGGATGAGTGGGAGCTCGACAACGGTATAGGTTCCATGCTTTCGAGAGGTGTGGGTGGATCTATCACAGGCAACCCGGGAGATCTCATCTTGATTGATGATCCGGTAAAAAACCGTCAGGAAGCAGAGTCTGAGGTATACAGAGAACGCGTTTGGGATGAATGGTTGAATTCCATCAGGACGCGGCTGTCAGCTAAAGGAAAGACCATCGTAATTATGACCCGCTGGCATGAGGATGATCTTGTGGCAAGGATCCTCAAGAACGAAGGTAGACGCGCCATATATATCAATCTGCCGTGTGAGGCAGAAGAGAACGATCCGCTTAATCGCGAAGTGGGTGAAGCCCTTGGTGCAGTTCTAGGTAAGGATAATGAATGGCTTGCAGAATTCAAGCCCGTGTATCTGACCAAAGAAGGATCCCGCGTATGGCAGTCGCTGTTTCAGGGCAGACCGACCGCTGCAGAGGGCAATCTCTTCAAACGCTCGTGGTTCAAGTTCTACAACAAGCGGCCGGAATATTTTGATGAGATCATACAAAGCTGGGACTGTGCCTTTAAGGACTCTGACGGATCTGACTTTGTAGCGGGTGGTGTCTGGGGGCGTATTGGAGCAGAGTATTATCTACTTGACCGAATCAAGGAACGATTGGATCTGCCAGCTACCTGTGATGTTATAATGCAGATGACAAAAAAGTGGCCCAAAGCCATGCTGAAGCTTATTGAAGATAAAGCGAACGGTCCGGCAGTGGTGCAGCTTCTCAGGACACGCGTGCCGGGAATTCTTGCTGTCAACCCTGACGGTGGAAAAATTGCCAGAGCAAACGCGGTTTCTCCTGCCTTTGAGTCAGGTAATGTCTATCTTCCGGATGCTGAGATAGCGCCATGGGTGGTTGAATATATGGACGAGCTCTGTGCATTCCCAAATGGAGCCAACGATGATGAAGTGGATCAAACAACACAGGCGCTGAATCGACTGATCTACTTCACTGATCATCGTGATCCGCCACAGCCACCGCCAAAGGATGCTGAAGAAGCCCTCGCTAGACGAATTGACGATCATTTGGATGAGCTAATCAAACATCGCAACAAGAAGAGAGGGGGATATCATCAGGTATGAAGCCGGAGTTTATAATATTGACGATTCTGATTATCCTGTTCATGGCCATGTTCATGTTTTCAGATCTGCGCTGGCAGAAGGAGAGAGAATTCATGCTGAAGATGGCTGAAATTGAACGTCAACGGCTGCTTGATCGGATACAGTCAAGAGATCTTCCTGAGTATAAGGCAGTTACAGCAGAACCGCCAAAACGCAGAGATGCTGAACCAACAAAGGATGAGTTGATACCACTTTAGGAGGAATGAGGCATGGCAACAAAGAAGCAAGAAATCATAGACGAGGAAGTCATTGGTGCAGATCAAGAATACAGCTTTGTTCCAGTGTGGGAAGGTGGATTTGGTGAACTGAAATACAGAACCGTTGCCAGAAATGAGGCAGAAGCTCTCAACAACCTCTGTGAGTTGAATCCGACGTTACTGGCAATTGGGTGTTATGTAAAGCGAATGGAGGACGTGGATGGTTGTGAAATCGTCGCTGTCGTGTCTAATGGATATGAATATGGAGACGACCGCCGCAGTCAGGCAGTCCTCTAACAGGAGGTAGTTCATGGGCAGTGTAGAACGCATGAAACCTGATAAAGACGCCCAAACGCCAGAACAGATTGAACGGTGTAAGTTGATTGATGAAAGGTCGGTGGAGGGTACACATTCTGAAGAAGATCTGCAGTCATACGTCCAGCTGGCCTACTACGCTGGGCACCAGTGGATCGCGATGAGTAAGACTGCGAGACAGATTGTGCCACTTCCTCGTGAAGAGTGGCAGACGCAGTACACCGCAAACCGCATCATGCCAGCCGTTCGAAATGAGCTCTCGAAGGTTCTGCGGCACAAGTTGAGCAAAGCCGTCATACCTGCTTCAACGGAAGAGGCTGACATCCGCGCAGCTCGAATTGCCGACAAAGTCGTAGAGTGGCTTGAGTATGAGCTCAAGTTACAGGAGATCGATGAAGAGGCAGTCATGTGGGCATTGGTGAGTCGCATCGGCTTTGTTAAGCCTGTGTGGAATCCGGGCAAGGGGCTTACGATCGCGACTGAGGACGGCAAGCCAGTAAAGACAGGTGACGTGGACATTGAGGTGCTTAATCTTTTTGAGATCAAATGGGATCCGACCGCCTCGAGGTGGAATGAAACACGTTGGGTGATTCACGAGCGGCAGAGAACAATAGAGTACATCAAGTCAGTTTACGGTAAGGATGTGTCAGCGGATGACAGCCTGACCGCATCGAACGTCTACGATGGAAAGCTCAAGAGCCTGACCGCAGGATCCAATCTGTTCAGCGGACAATCAATCAAGGCTAAGAACAGTGCTATGGTCAAGGAGTACTGGGAGCGGCCGAGCAAAGAATATCCGAAGGGTCGCAGGATCACTATCGCCGGGGGCGTCGAGCTCTTCTATGAAGAGGACATCGGATTTGGCGAAGAGGACATTACCGATCGCGATATCCCAATCTTCCCTCTGATTCACATTCCGGTTCCGGGTAAGATCATCGGCACCAGTGTCACAGAACAGCTGATTCCTGTTCAGAGGGAGTACAACAAGAGCAGGAGCCAGATCATCGAGAACAAGAATCTCATGGCAAACCCTAAATGGGCTGCGGAGTTCGGTGGTATCATCGACGATGAAATTAACTCAGCGCCGGGTACGGTCATTTGGTATAGACCGGGCTTCCAGCCTCCGATCATGCTCCAGCCCGCCAGCCTTGGATCCGACGTCTACAAAAATATTGAGCAGTGCATTGAAGAGATGATGTTCATCTCCTCACAACAGGAAGTCAGCCACGGATCCACGCCGACAGGAGTCAACTCTGGTGTGGCTATCCAACTATTACAGGAGCAGGACGATACGAAACTCGCGCCGACTGTAGCTAAGTATGGCCGCTGGAAACAGAAATATATGAGTTACTTGCTCAAGATCGTGCGTTATAAATACAATGAGATGCGTACTGTACAAATCGTCGGACAGAACAAGCGCATGGAAGCACTGGAGTTCAGGGGCTCTGACCTCACCTCAACGGACGTGCGCTTTGAGGACATGAGCCTGACTCAGCTTTCTAGTGCAGCGCGCAAGCAGTATATCCTAGAGTTGATCTCGATGGGCGTCCTGAATCCACAGATGGATCGCGATCTGATCATTCGCATGCTGGAACTAGGTATTACCGACGACCTCTATGATGGCCTTGAGATTGACGTTCAGCAGGCACTCAATGAAAACGCTGCGTGGGCGAAGCTTGATTTGAGTCCGATCACCAGAGACTTCTTCCACCACGAGGTGCACGTCGCCCAGCACAACAAGTTCCGCAAGGGCGAAGAGTACATGGGTATGAGCCCAGACGAGCAACAGGTCATCGATTTACATGTTCAGGAGCACATGACCTATATCATGCAAGCTATGATGCAGTCTGCACCTCAGGAACCAATTGACGAGGGAGGCACTGGAGGGCTCGACATGAGCCGAGTAATTGGAGCTCTGTCTCCTGAGGAACAGGCCGCAATTCAACAAAATCCCAACATTCTGGATACCATCTAGCAATTCCCCCTTATTAGACGCCCCATTGCGGGCGTCGTTTTTATGCTGCTGTATTATCTAATCAAAAGACGGGCGTTAAGATCTCATGGACGCCGCATGGGAGGAAATACTGTGAAAAAGCCATTCAGATTTAACCTTCAACTCTTTGCCGACGCCGCAGAAACGGGCGCTGAAGACACTGGTGCCGCCGACCAGCAAGCTGTTGAAAGCACAGAGCCCTCCGAAGCCGGGTCTGAACCGCAGGCAAAGGAGAAAGACCCGTCGAAAGCCTTCGCCGCACGACTGGGGCACGAACGCAAGAAAATGGAAGCGGAATACGCACCGTACCGAAGCGTGATCGAGCGTCAGGCAAAAGCATCAGGCATGGAGCCGGGGGAATACCTGCAGTATTTGCAGGAGCAGCAAGAACGTGAGGACCTTGAGGCCGAGGCTGATAGGACGGGCAAAACACCAGAGCAGATCATAGTCGAAAGGGAAGCTCAGGACGCAAAAGCAAAACTGGCCGAAGTGGAGCGCAGAGATCGCCTCACTGCCGAAGAAAAAGAGCTTACTAGTGATCCTAAGATCGGACATTTTGTCTCTGATAACCTGGAGAAAATCAAAGAGATTGCAGAGTCCGCAGGCGTAGACCTGAGGACAGGTCTTGCCATCGTCGTCACTGAAAAGTTGCCAGAACTATTGGATCTCACAAAACCTGAACCACACATCAGAACATACTTGGAGTCGCTAAAGGCAGGCGGCAAACCCATTGAAATAGGTGGGGGTGCTACCGCACCGAGTGCGACCCCACCGAAGACCTTCGAGGACGCCCGAAAGGCGGCCATCGAAAAACTCCGACTATAGAAAGGACGTGTAGCCCTTGCCAGCATCCCTTAGTTCATTAGACAGCGTACTCAAGGTAGATTACCTTGGCCCTATCAGAGAACAGCTAAATAACGCAAACGAACTAGTAAAACGTATCGATACTGACTTCGACTCAGTCGTCGGTAAGAACTTCACCATCCCGATGCACTATGGCCGAAATGAGGGCATTGGCGCCAGAGCCGAAGGTGCAACACTCATGGCAGCTGGTCAACAAGCCTACAAAGAGTCCATCGTGCCCATGCGTTACCTGTATGGCCGTATCCAAGTTACAGGTCAGTCCATAAAGGCCGCTAGAAATGACGCAGGTGCTTTCGTCAGAGCCGTCGACTCCGAGATCAAGGGTGTCACTCGAGATCTCAAGCAGGCCGTCAACAGAATGCTTGCAGGAGATGGTACGGGCAGACTCACAACTTGCGGCACAACTGCAGGATCTACGACTGTCACGGTTGTATCCACCGCCTTTTTAAGAGCAGGCATGGCGATCGACGTACTCAAAGCTACAGATGGTACGACCTCCACGGGTGCTGTCGGCCGAACCGTCGTCTCCATTACGAATGCAACAAGCTTTGTTATCAGCGGGGCGGCCATCACGACTGACAACACTTTCGCGGTTTATATCTCAGGATCCAGAAACCTTGAAGTAATGGGACTCTCCGGCATCGTTGATAACACAGACATAGGCGGTGGCTACGGCGCGCTTCAGGGTCTCGCTGTCTCATCTTACCCTTGGCACAAAGCGACTATCCTCGCTAACGGCGGAACTGGTAGGGCGATCTCCGATACGCTTCTGCAGAAATTGATAGACGACGTTGAGCAGGCTGGTAATGGTGCGGTCAGCGCGCTCTACACTTCATACGGCATCAGACGTGCATACCAAGCCATTCTCGATGCCAAGAAGCAGATCGTCAATAAAGCAGAGCTAAAAGGTGGTTACTCCACCATCGCATTTAACGACCTTCCGATTATCGTTGACAAGCATCTGCCAATAGGCAAGGTCTTTGGTCTTGACGAGAGTATGTTGAAGATGTACAAACTCGCTGACTACGACTGGATGGACATGGACGGAGCAATCTTATCCAGAGTCTCCGGAGTTGACGCCTACGAAGCTATTCTCTACTGCTACATGGAGCTTGGTATGTTCGCTCGTAACGCCTTCGGTAGACTGGACGACATCAACGAGGCATAAGAATAACGAAAGAGGGAGGGAGCCTCAAGACTCCTTCCCTCTTTTTCACTTTGAGGAGGACATTCATGCTTGATTCAAAAGGAGCGAAATGCGACCAGATTCGGCGCGAACTGAAGGAGCTGGATGAGAATTTTGAAATCACCTTCGATTATCGAAATGAGGAATACCAGGTCACATACAATGAGGGCCTCTTCGCCAAGGTGAAGTACGGCGAGTTTACACGGGATCACATTGCCGAGTATCGGCATACCCTGTGGCTAAATAAGAGGGGGGAAATCCTCGAATACATTGACACTAAGAATGAAAAAGCCGATGAGGCCGAGGATCGAAGACTCTCAAACATTGCTGAGGCTCTGGCAAAAGACATCCGGCGGCCACTGATCAACAACTACCTGTATGGGGAGTGATGTAAATGCCTTGGACACTTGGCGATGCACTGGGCGAGTGCGCCCGAAACACATATAATTCGAAGACCATGATTGCCTCAAGTGGAAAATATTCAGGCAAAGGTCTTGAGTACGCGACCCGGTTTCTCTCTGGGATTAATTACGCGATCCGTAAAATCGCGAGGGAGCGGATTGGCCCTCTATTCTCAGAGGAGATAGTAATTAATGAGAACGGAAACTTCAATATCACGGATCTGACGCATGACTGCATTCGAATACGGTCTGTGATGCTGGGTGGAGTAAGATACACCTTCAACGTGAGCCACATAGAGTTCATCGAAGTTGAAGGCTTATCCGACGAACGCGTGGTTGTGTCATATGAGTACCTCCCTGCGGAATTGTCGGTGACAAACTTAGCGGCTGCTCTACCAATTGATGAGCGATACATTGATCCAAGAACCCTTTGCCAGTACGCCAACTATCAGTTCCTCTCAGAGGAGGGAACGGAGTACGATTCAGCGAGGGCTCAAGTGTGGCTTGGGCTGTTTAATGACAGTTTCGAGAACATCGTCGCCGCTAATCGCCTACCCAAGAGAGTGAGGTATAACGGATGATCAAACCGGTGACGCGTCTTCCGCGGCAGAACAACCCACTCTCGATCCGGAATTTCCTGGGTGTGGACGTGACCGGTACGAGAGACGTGCGCCGATCGCCTGACATGCTCAACTGCATCCTTGACGACGAAGGCACGCCGGAAATGCGTACAGGCTACGAGCCGCTCTTCGAGACCTCTCTCGGGGAGGGGGCCATCCAGGGGATCCACCAGTACGGCTCTGTCATGATCATCCACCACGGAACCAAGCTCTACACACTAACGAGTGAAGGCGGCCCTGTGGAGGTCTACTCAGGCATGGCCGTCCACAAGTCCTTCTCCTTTATGCTGGCGACGAAACTGTGCATCATGGACGGAACGAACTTCATCGTTCATAACGGTACGACCTATGTCACGGCGGAGTCCATAGCCCATATCCCCACATTCCTGATTGGTACTCCGCCTCCCGGCGGCGGCACCCGTGTGGAGGACATCAACCTGCTCCAGCCGAGATTCAAGCAGATGTTCTCCACCGTAGCAGGCACTAAAGTTTACCAGCTACACGGGGCTCCAATAGACGCCCTGGAGTACGTCGTCGTGAATGGCTCCACGCTTACGATCATGACGGACTACACCATCAACCTCGCCAGCGGCTCCCTGACTCTAGTGGCAGATCCAGGCGCGGGGACAAACAACATGGAGGTCCAGATC